CTGTCCTGCTGGGCCTCAAGGCTCGTAAGGATCGAGCTGTGGGTACTGAGCAGAAGAATGCAGAGCCTTCTCTGGTAACTAAGAAGAGGGAAAATGTTACTTCTACTACTGCTGGAGCACAGGCTGTTGCTTATCTTAACAAGCAAGAGTTCTACGCAGATAGGAATAACCCCTTGTACAGGACTAATGCAAATTTCCGGAATGCTGTAAACCAACGTATTCTCATCACTACTAATGAAGGTGGTGGAGATATGATGGCTGGGTTCCGAGAGAACAGGTAAACATATGATAGAGGAGTAGCCTTCTCTATCATACTTCGGAGAACACTGTTGTAGGAAAAACATACTACTTTTTCCTACAAGAACCGTGTTAAGTTTTTATATACGATAAGGAATGTCAAAGCCCTCTCTAGCGAGACAATGGCTGGGGATTCCTTAAAGTACCCATACAAAAGACTCAGAAGGACTCTCGCTTGTGGGAATTATCCTAAAGAATTATTGGATGTACGGTTTAGAAATACTACACAACTTTTTCTAAATTCATGTGGCAGAAAAACTTTCTGCTACTAAACAATATATTCTGAAAGGATATAAAATGGCCGCTTTTAGTGGACACAACGTTGATGCGTCACAGCAACCGTATCGCGCAAAGGCTGACGAGCGTACAGCCTGGACTACAGGTGNATNTGGTANTCAACAAANTGCAATGGATGCAAAGCTGTGGTTACCTATTTGGAGTGGTGAAGTAATTCACGCTTATGATGAAATTAATATGTTCGAATCTATGGTTGATTCTCGAACAATTTCTTCTGGGATGGAAATGGAATTCCCTATTACTGGTGCTGTTGACCTGGAACCTGCATGGAATGCCGGAGTAGAGCTTGCTGGTTCTAGTCCTGCTACTAACACTGTAGGTGCAAAGTCTTCAACCTTTACTGTAATCCTTGATAAACGGCCTATGGCTGCGTACTTTGAGCTTGATAACATTGATCTCATGGTTACTCAATGGGAATACCGTAGTGAGCTCGCACGTCAAACTGGTTTGCGTCTTGCTTATACTCGTGATAAACAGATTTCTTCGTTTATCGCACGTGCTTCTTTGAATGGAATTATCGGTGGGGCAGATGATCCTCGCGCTGTAGGTCCTGCTGTAAACCCTGGTGGTGGTACTGTTTTTAATACTACAGAGCTTGGTGATCCAGCGATCAAGGATGGTGTTGGTGCCAACGTCATTCTACCGTTATCTTGGTAAGGCAGATCCTAATGCCAATACTGATCAGCGTATGGGTGCTGCCCTCTTGCTTCTTCGTGATATCGAAGATTTCATGGTGCATCTCCAGGAAATCAATGCTCCTACTAATGGTGTTGTAGTTTGCGTTACTCCTCGTGCATTCCATGACATCCGAGCACTTGGTGTTGCACGTGACGCTCAGTCAGATCTTACTGGTGGTACTGGCCGTCCTATGTTTGGTGGCGTGTCCGAGGCTGGTGGCCTTGGCGTTCAGCTTCCTGTTGGGTTGAATGGAATGCATGACACCCTTGTTTATATGGGTGCTACTATTTACAAAAGTAACCATCTTCCTAATACTGATTACGGCGGTGTTCTTACAGGAACTACCATTGGCGAGCTTCGTTATAACATTAATGGTGCTTTGCCAGGTGATTTGACAACTGCTAATATAGCTGCTCCTGGCGAATCTCCGATGGGTTGCGTTGCTCTTATGTGGCAGCGTGAAGCTATCGCTGGTCTCTCTCTTCAGGGAATGAAAGTAGATACGGTTGATGATATTCGTCGTAATACTGTGTTTACCGTTGCTTCTATGATGAAGGGTACTGGTATTCTTCGTCCTGAGCTTTGTGCTTCTGCGGTTGGTGCTAGTATTAATGCTACTGGAGCAAACTATACCAGTGTTACAGACTTGGCTGATAATGTACTTACTACTACAGCTCAACTTGGCAACCTTCGGTAAACCTATACTCTAGAGAAAATCTTTAGATACAAACTCTCAGCCCTTCCCTCCTTACCAGGAGGGGTAGGGTTTTATTTTACTTTAAAGGAGGTGCCGTATGGCCGTAGGTAAACGTATGTCTAGGCTAGATGCTGTTAACACAATGCTTATCTCAGCTGGTGAACACATCGTCAGCGATCTTGTAACAGATCTCGGCACTGACACTCAAATGTCTGAATGGATCTTAGATCAAAATACTTTAGATTATCAGATACGAGGTAACGTAGGCAATCAAAGGGTTATTAAAAACAAAAACCCAGACGCTACATCCCTTAGGTTGGAGCTTCCCACAGATACCATAGCAGCTGAGCTGATATCATCGCATTACACGTCTACTGATAATACTCGTATTCGAGCTAGGCTAGAAGGCACAGATTCAGATATTCCTTATCTGTATAACGTTACTGAGCAAACTGCTAAGTGGGTTGCTGGTACTGACTATGACATAGAAGTAATCTATTTCATTACCTTTGAACACTTAACCTTGTCTCTCCAGAAAGCTATTACAGCTTCGGCAGCTAGACAATATCAATTAGTCATAGGTGGTGACCTCGATGTTGATACTGTGCTTAGCCAAAGAGAACAGCTCTTTAGGATGGTTCACAGAGCAGCAGACATTGATGACCGAAACAGAAACATCCTATCTTCTTCCTCTAGTGCAGCTTCAAGAGCAGTTCGTCGTGGTTTTGGCCGTGTAGCTTCCAACGATCCTACTAGGTTTAGATTTTGGAGGACGATTAATTAATGGCTAACAAGAAAAACTCTCGTAATTCTCAAAAAGTTCGTATACCTATTAATACTTTGAGTGGTGGTGTTACTCGTAGACCTTCGAGTAAAGCTAGAGCTGACCAAGCTCGTAATCTAGAGAATTGTATGATTACCCTAGAGAGGTCTCTTGAAAAACGTAATGGCACTCAATATATATCAGGAGATAACTTAGATATAGGAGGTTTTCCTGCCTCTGGTATGGCTTTCTCTAATGGGATAACTCAAAATGGAATTGGAGCAGGTTCTCTTAATCTTGGAGATCCTACATTATTCTCCAGTGATGATCTCTTTGTAGATTGGATTGACTTAGATGAGGACAATAAGTATCTTGTCTTTATAAACACGAGCCTTAATATATCTGATGATGAAGTTATTAATATCTTCAAAATCACAGAGGGCATTAACAAAGAAGATATCTTTTCTAAAGAAACAGTAAATCTTCCTAGTGATGCTACTGAAAAGGCTGATCTTCTCACGTATCTTCGGTACAACCCTTCTTCTTTTAAAGATCTGAAGCTTGCTCACTTTGGTTCAGGTGTGTTTGTGCTTAACAAATTAGTGCCTGCTGGTGTTAGAGATGAATGGGATAGAAATATAGATGGGTCTAAACGATTAATTTTTGACGGTATAGTTAGTTTGTCGTTAGTAATCAATGGAACACATACTGGCTTTAAGTCTGGTGAGTATTTGATAGATAACCAACTTGCTGATCCATACGGAACAGGTGCTTTCCGAGCAGATCTTGGCATCACAGGATTTATAAATGATCAAACTTCTGTGTGGAGTGATACTAATGCTGATACCTTTGGAGATGGTGAGTCTGCTCTTTACGCTACTAATCAAACCGTACTAATCTCTAAGCAAGGTTCTGGATACGCCACAGGAGAAGGTGTTTGGGTCGGTGGTACTACCCCAGCAACTGGCACTCAAGTAGGAACTATTACAGCTCCTACAGGAACTATTGAAAGCGTTATAATTGATACCACTACGTTTGATCAGATAGCTGATGCTGCTCCTGGTCCTTGGACTGGTCATCAAAGTCTCTTGGTCAGTACTGCCGGTGGTACTGGTGCTTTGATTACAGCAAAGGTAACAGGAGTTATTTCTGCTGTTACCTTGTCTTCTGCAGGCAGTGGTTATGGAATTTCAGCTGATGTGAATGGTAACACACCTTCATTTGCTGTCTCAGGTCAAGGAACTTTTAACAGTGATAACCTTACCGATGCTAATAAACTTTCCAAAGGATTAGTAGGTGCTAGGCCA